ACCAATAGGCTTCTTTTTTCTAATAACAACATTTTTAAAGCCTTCATAATTAAGTTGTTCTTTTAATATTAACGCACTTGACATAGGGTTTTCGCTCAACATATCAAAATCAGGAATAGTATTGACTTGTGCGCGTTCTTTTTTGGGCATATATTGACTATAAAGTGACGCGGCATAACCACCAAAAAACACTAATCCTTGATTTATGAATGATGTTTTACAAACTTCATAAAGTTTGTCTCGGTCGCTATCTGAACCATCATAATCTCTCTGAAATTTTATAGAATTACAAAGCTCTCCTTTTAAAGGATAATTTTTGTTTAATAAAGTAATGCGTTTTAATATTTTTTCCCATCGTGTTACATCTCCCATTGGTCTTGACAATTCAACATACATAGCCATACGCAAATAGTTAGGAGGGCAATAATTTATAGCATTTATTTTAATAGCTTTTTTGAATAAGTTTTTAAACAATGTTTTGTCTAAATAGGTTATGTCAGCAATAGGAATAAAATTCACAAACACTTTATATGTTCCAGCATGGACCGATGATTTTGCCTCTACTTCCTCGTAACCAGCTTTATAATATATATTTGTTAACTTTGTCGCATATTCCATTGCTAATGGCGTAAAAAAATCATAGTCGGGTATTTCAATATCTTTGTTATAAAATCGGTCTTGTTCTGGTAATATATTATTTACAGCTGTTCCACCATAACATAGTGTAGTATGTGTTCTTAAAAATTCTTCTAATATTTCTATTATTTTCTTTATAGTATCAGATTGCACTAATTTTTTACCTACTTCATAAGTAGCACTATCAATAGCATTTCGTAATATTTTTAATTCTTTTTCTTCAAAAGATTTCATAATAAATTATATAATATAGTGTGTTATTATAATATTTTTTCGTTAAATAGAAATAGAAATAGAAATAGAAAATAGAAAATAGAAAATAGAAAAATGCTAGTTAATATTAACCCTGTGATAAAAGAGTTTGTAATGTACTAGCAACACTTTCTATTCGTCTACTACTTGTAAAAGGAATAATAGCAAAGCTTGTTGGAACATTAGCAATTAAATGAGTAGGTTTTAAAATCCATGAAAAGTTTCCTTTACTTGTAAATTGTTGTATATAACGTTCTAAATTCGCATCTTTGGTTTGATATTTCATGGCTATAGCATTACAACCATAACCATAAGAGGGAGCAAATTCATTATTAGTTACAGAATTATTTAAATTTGGCAATACAATTACATAACTTCTCTTTGTTTCATCTATGAACTGACCTGTTTTTCCTGCGATTTCAGTATATCTATAGGTTTTACAGTATGCACTTGTTCCTTTTAAATTAATATATGTTTTCAATTTTGCTAATTCAACATTTGTTTCTAATATATTATTTGATGGATAAAAATCACATATAACAATAATTGTTTTATATAGATCTTTCATTTCAACATTTAATATTGAACCAGTTGTATAATTATGTTGTTTCATTATGCGAAAAGTGGTAGTACCTGATGTAGCTATATCTAAGTATTGTTCAAACAAAGCACCCATTTTTTCTAACATTGTCAAATTTGTGCTCATGACTCTAAAATTTAAAATCAAAGGATCGCGACTACAATTTGTATGAATAGCATCAAAAGCTCGTGTTGTAACAGAACTTAATACCTCACTTAAATTTAAGTAGTTATATGTTTCTTTTATATAGTTGTTATTTGCGGTTGAGGAAGCTATTATTGGATTATTATTATATGAATAAATTTCAAAATCTAAAAATCGACACCCATTTGAAATAGTTTTTTCTAAAGCACATAAGTTAACAAAATTATTTTTATACCCATCACCGCAACAACAATTATAAGCACTTTTAACATAATAATTTTTAAATATACTATTTGATACATCAAATTTTGTTGTAGTTAGATCCGCAGCACTACTTTGTTCTACAGTATTAGCACTTGTAAAATAAGATTTTCCAATATTTAACTTAAAATATTTCTCCAATTTATCACATGTTCGTTTTTCTAAATCTAATCTATCATATATCCAACCAAATAATATTAACAATATTAAAATTACAATACTAATTGTCATATATAAATATATTGATGGAGTACTATTTTTAGAGTCACCACCAAAATAATCATTATAAAACTGTTTAGACATTTCATAAAAACTACCTTTTTTTTCTTTTTCGTCCATATTTATATATTAAAACATTTAATTTTAACTAAAATACTTTAGTAGTTTGTTAATTAACTAATTAACTAATTAACTAATTACTTTAATATTAGTATAAAATTATTATAGTATATAAATTATTAGACTATGGCGGGTGGACTATTAAACTTAATAGCTATTGGCGACCAAAATGTTATGTTGACAGGTAATCCTACTAAAAGTTTCTTTAAATCCACATATTCAAAATATACTAATTTTGGATTACAAAAATTTAGGATAGACCAAGTTGGACAAAAAGAATTAGAGGTTTCAAAATCAACAACTTTCAGTTTTAAAATAGGACGGTATGGTGACTTGTTGATGGATACTTATTTAGTGCTAAAATTACCAGCAATATGGAGCCCAGTTTACTACTATAATAAATATAGAGATATTAGTGGTGTTTATAGACCATACGAATTTAAATGGATTAAGCATATTGGATGTCAAATAATGGAAGAAGTTAAAATAATGATTGATGGAATAACTATTCAAAAATTTAGCGGTGCTTATTTACAAAATGTTGTTGAACGCGATTTTGATTCTCATAAAAAAGAGTTATTTGATATTATGACAGGAAATATTAGTGAACTAAATGACCCAGCTAATTTCAATAATCGAAACAACAATTATCCTAATGCATTTAATATAAATGGAACAAACACTGATATAAGCGGGATTGAACCATCTATAAGAGAATATAATTTATATATACCAATTAACAGCTGGTTTACAATGTCGTCTTTTATGTCATTTCCATTAATATGCTTACAATACAGTAATTTGGTTATTGATTTTAAATTGCGACCATTAGAAGAGTTGTTTACTATTAAAGACGTATTATACGATATGAGTGTAAATACTTACAAAATAACTAACTATAACAATATTCCTCAAATACGCCCACTTCAAACAACATTAGAATATCAATTTAATCGATTTATTAATCCACCACCATACAGAGACATATCTGGAGACAGTTATATTAATTTGACAAATAGAATAAATAGTAATATACATTTGCTATGTACTCAATGTTTTCTAGATAATGCCGAGCGAGAAATGTTTGCCAAAAATAGTCAAAATTATTTAATTAAAGAGGTCAAAGAATATAGTTTTACAGAAGTTATTAAGACTAATAAAATTAAATTAGAATCAAATGGATTAATTAGTAGTTGGATGTGGTATTTTCAAAGAAGTGATGTTAAGAAGCGCAATGAATGGTCTAATTATACTAATTGGCCTTATGAAAATAGTATTCCAAATGATTTGAAAAAAGTCACAACACCAGACTTATATTATATATATTATAGTCCTCATTTTACTTATAATATTGGTGATATTTCCAAAAATATATATTATACTGGATATAGTCCAACTGTTTATGAACAAACTAATGTATGTGAAATTATGAAAAATTTTGGTATAATATGTGATGGCAAATATAGAGAACAAACATTTGATAGTAGTGTATTTAGCAGAATAGAAAAATACAATAAGTCAAATGGATCTAATTCAAAAGTTGGTTTATATTATTACAATTTTGCTTTAACAACAGACCCTTACAAATTACAACCAAATGGTGCGTTTAATACAAATAAATTTAAAACAATTGAATTTGAATATAATAATTATGCTAATCCACCCTTTGACCCTAGCAATATTGAGTTTATAACTATTTGTGATCCAGCAACTGGCGCAATAATAGCAACGTCAAAAGACCCTACAAACATTTATAAATATTATTATAATTTGTATATAATGGAAGAAAAATATAATTTATTAATTTTTCAAAATGGTTTTGGTGGGCTCTTATATAATAGCTAACTCTATGTATTATAACTTATTATAACTTGTTATAAGTTATAACTACAGCTTATACTAATTTAATTTTTGGAACTTTTCGTGTTCCATTATTTTTTGCTTTAAGCGCTAATTTTAGTGCCTTTGAATTTGCCGAACAACCACGTTCCAATATTTTATAATCTATTGCTGCTGCTTTGCCTCCACTAATAGCACTTGCTAAACGCGCATAGCCCCAACTATGTGCGCTTTGATTTGGTCGTGACCCAGAAGAATAATATGCGCCACGACCTTTTTTAACAATTTGTAATAAGGCATTTTTAGAACAACCTGTTGCATTTACTAACTCAGAATTTATTGCTATATTTTTAAGTTTATATAACTTTTGCGCTTTTGCTATATGGCCCGATTTTTTGGATTTATAGGAGTCAACGTTTTTTCGTGTTAAATAGCG